TCATATTACAAGCGCAGGTACAACAACATTGTACACTGTCCCTACCAATAAAAAAGCTGAGTATCGTGCAGCCTACATTACAAATACATCTGGCTCTAATGGCACAGTGACAATGGTTATTGGAGGATTAAATTTCTTAGAAGGTTACACTATAGCTTCTAAAGAAATCTTACATCTTGGCGGTAGAGAGAATGATTTTATTGTGTTAACTGCTGGTCAGACTATTACAGGAACATCAACGCAAGACATGACAATGATTGTTTCGCTTATTGAATACAACGATATTATCCAAGGAGGCTAAGGTGGCTATTAAGTACCGTGGAGAAACATTTAGTGGCTACAATAAGCCTAAGCGTACTTCAGGTAAATCTAAGAAGTTTGCTGTGTTAGCTAAACAGGGCGATGACGTTAAGTTAATTCGTTTCGGTGATCCTAACATGACTATTAAGAAAGATCAGCCAGCAAGACGTAAGAGCTTCCGTGCTAGACATAAATGTGACACAAGTCCTCCTAGTAAGCTAAGTGCTCGCTATTGGTCTTGCAAGAAGTGGTGATCTGATGGGTTGGAAATTGCTTGAAAATACTGTTGGTGCTATTGGCGATGTAGTAGGGGGCGCAGCAGACACTGTTGTAGCTCTAATCAATGATCCTGTTCGATCTGTTAAGACAACCGCACAAGCAATCCAAAAAGTTGCAGACGATGTTGGCGGTATGGACGATACGGGTGGAACAGTTGGCTCTCTTGTAGCTTTTGGTGCGGGCTTTGAAGATGCTGTCCGTGATGCAGGGGATGATGCTAACGCTGCTTTAGAAAACAAATATGTTAGAGCAATAGTTAAAATTATTGCAGCAGTGTCTCCTGATCCAATTACCCGTGGAGTTGCAACTGCTGTTGATCTGTATACCACTGCTAATGACGGTGATGATATATCTGCGGGTCAATGGCTTTCAGCAGCTACTGTGGGTGCTGATATATTTCAAGCAGGTCAAGCAGCAGCAACAACAGGTGGTGCTGGGTTTGATGATATTAACGCAGGTACAATGCCCGTTAATGTTGAACCAACAGTATTGTCAGATGCTGCCCGTATTGCCTCAGACGGGCTTGTTAGACAAGTAGCGTCCGTTGGTGCTCAGGTTGCCGATGGTGCTGAGTTTTCTGATGCGGTATTTAATATTTTTCAGAAAGATTTAGTTGCAGGATTAACAGGTGGTGTTGCTAATGATTTTGAGTTAGACCCAGACGATGTAGCGGCCTTAACCAACACTCTAATTGACTATACCGAAACTGGCGAACTTTCTACAGCCGTTGCAAACAACCTTGGTGACTTTACTGCTAAACATGTCTTTAATTTACCCATTGATACAGAAGGCCCATATACTCAAGATACAACAAACAAACTTGCGGCTGTTAAAGCAGGGCTTCAAGGACTTGAGTCATTAGACCAAGGTGAGAACTTTGGTGAGGCTGTTTTTAATGCAGCAAACACATACTTTACTGAAGAAGGTGAACTAGATTTTGTATCTTTGTCGAGAGATAAAATATCAGGATTTGGAGTTGATCTTGAGAATATCTTTTCAGGACTAACTGGAATAGACTTGCCTGACTTACCTGAGCTTCCTGACTACAACTTCCCAACTGTTGAACTTGCTGGTAAGTATCTTTGGGATAACGGATGGGGCTTTGATGACATTACAAAACTTCCGGGTTTTGAAGGTATAGACCTTAATGTTGATCTTGGTGTGGAGTTAGGCAACTTACAGTTTAATCCGGGAGATTTTGATGGGGACTTTGGTAATTTTGATATAGTACTTCCTGACAGAATAGACATGACCTTGCCAGAAATAGAATTTATAGAAATGCCGTCTATAGAAATTCCAGAAATTACCAAAATAGAACTACCTAGTTTTTCTATTCCTGAGGTAGACCTAGAAATTCCTGAGATAGACCTAGAGATTCCTGAAGTAGACATAAAGGTTCCTGAAACTCCTGAGGTTCCTGAAGTAGACATAGAAACCCCTGACATAGATATTGATTTAGATTTGAATTTACCTAGTAGACAACTAGCTCGTTTTGCAGGGTTGTTAAAAGATGATGAAGAAGAAGAAAAGAGAGCATTACAAGAATATAAGTTTGCTCAAGGATTACGAGACTTAGGAACAATTGACATTCCTACATAACTTTTACTTGACAAACAATCAAATATAGTGTATACTGAGGTATCAAATGAATTATTTACAAATAGTAAACAGTGTGATGGTAAGGCTTAGGGAGACTAAGCCAGCAACTGTTGCGTCTACAAGTTACTCTCAGTTAATAGGAGAGTTTGTCAATGATGCTAAAAGGTACTGTGAAGACGCTTGGGATTGGTCAGCACTTAGAAGTACTCTGGTAGCTACCACTCAAGAAGATCTCTTTAGTTATGTCCTTACTGGTTCTGGTCAGAGGATTAAAGTCTTACGTGTTATTGACGATACAAACAATAGGACACTACAATACCAAACATCTGCTTGGATGTCAAATGCTTACTTAGCTGGTACAGCACCTAAAGCACCTCCATCGTACTATAGCTTTAACGGTGTTGATTCTAATGGAGACACACAAGTAGATTTGTACCCTAAACCAGCCGGGGTTTACACGTTAAACTTTGAATCAGTTCTTCGTACTGATCGTTGGGTTTATGAAGATGGTGTAGACGATGCCACTGAGTTAGCTATACCTAGTGACCCTGTGATTCAATGGGCCTATGCTTATGCGTTACGTGAACGTGGTGAGTCAGGTGGTCAATCAGCACAAGAACAAGTCTTATTTGCTCAACAGTCCCTATCCGATGCAATAGCCTTAGATGCACAAAAGCACCCTGAAGAAACCATCTGGACATATGTGTAATGGCTCAACAACTTAACAACATTACAATTGCTGCACCGGGCTTTGCGGGTATCAATACCCAAGATAGCCCGATTAGCTCAGGCACTGAGTATTGCTTGATTGCTGAGAACGCTGTAATTGATCAGTTTGGACGCATAGGTGCTCGAAAGGGCTATGAAGTTAAAACAACAAGCAACACCGCATTAGGAACTGCACCACTACAAGGTATCTTTGAGTTCTTAGATACTGATGGTAGTTTAATTACTGTGGTGACAGGTAACAACAAGATCTTTAAGGTAACTACTGTTACTGTTACTGATGATACACTGGTAGACATTACTCCTGCTGGAGCAAGTATTACTGGAGACAATTGGAAAGGTGTTACCTTTAATGGTTTTCTTTTCTTATTCCAAGCTTCTCAAGCTCCTATCTCCTACGATGGAACCACTTGTGCGCTTGTCTCAGCCCATGCAAACTACTCAGGCACTGTACCTACCGGAAATGAAGTTATTGCTGGCTTTGGACGCTTATGGGCGGTTAACGGGGCTAAAACAACTATCTTCTGGTCAGACCTACTTAATGGGTTCTCTTGGGATGAAGGTAGCTCAGGTAGTATCAATCTTAACAAAGTGTGGTCAGATCAGTCCGATGAGATTCAAGCACTAGCTACTCACAATGGTTACTTGATTATCTTTGGTAAACGTCAGATCCTTATCTACCAAGGCCCAACCGACCCTGCTACAATGTCATTAGTAGATAGTATTAGTGGTATTGGTTGTCTTGCTAGGGACAGTGTACAGAACACTGGACAGGACTTAATCTTTTTAGCAGACTCAGGTGTCCGTAGCTTTAATCGAGTCATTCAAGAAAAGTCATTGCCTATGCGTGACATCTCTAAGAATGTACGAACAGACCTAATGAGTTTAGCTTTGATTCAATCAGCACCTATTAAATCTGCTTACTCTGAAGATGAAGCTTTCTATTTACTCAGTTTCCCTACCAGTAACGCCATCTATTGTTTTGATATGCGAGGTGCGTTAGAAAACGGGAGCCACAGAGCAACGCTGTGGACGGGTATTACCCCTAGAGCTTTCTGTACTAAACGTAATGGTACATTGTTGTTTGGAGATAATAATGGTCTTGCTGAGTACAAAGGCTATAACGATAATGGAGCTACTTACAACTTTAGGTACTTCTCTAGTTACTTAGACTTTGGTGCTCAATCAAATTTAAAGTTTCTTAAAAAACTAAACATTACAATCATTGGCGGGCAGAATACAACTGCCACGCTTAACTGGGGTTATGATTATACCTCTGCTTACAGGACAGAAACTTTTAACTTTGTTTCTGCTAACTTAGCTGAGTATGGCGAAGCGGAATATAATACAGCAACTGCTGAATATAACGCTAGTGTGGTTATTCAAGAACCAAGAGTAAACACTAGCGGTTCGGGTACTGTTGTGCAAATAGGTCTTACAGCCTCAATAAACAACTCTACATTTTCTATTCAAAAAATTGACATACACGCATTGTTAGGAAGGATTGTCTAATGACAGCTTATACAAAAGCCGTAAACTTTGCGTCTAAGGATGATCTTGCTTCAGGCAATGCAGCTAAGATTGTCAAGGGCGCAGAAATTGATACTGAGTTTAATAATATAGCCACCGCAGTAAATTCTAAATCGAATAGTGCAGGGCCAACATTTACAGGAACAGTTACAATGTCTACATTAAATGTCACAGGCACAACCAATGTTGGCACAGTTGACGGAGGGAGCTACTGATGGGTGACGAAGCATTTGGACTTAAGGATGCGGCAAATCTTCTTGCTGCTTATGGTGTTTATAGTAAAGGTCAAGGTATTACAGACTACCTTAAAACCTTAACACCCGGAGCAGACCTTGAAGGGGTACAAGAATCAGCCTTAGGTGAAATAGGGTTTACTCCTTACTCAATCACAACTGGCATGGGAACAGGCTCTATTGATCCTTTAACTGGACAGTACTCGTCTGTATTGAATCCAGAACAACAAGCAATGCAAGACTCTTTGTTTGCACAGGCTAATACTTTATCAAGTACTGCAGGGCCAACAGGAGCAGAACTCTATGAGCAAATGCAAGCTGCTAGAGCACCTCAGAATGAACAGCAAAGGTTAGCCTTAGAGAACCGTCTAGCCGCTCAGGGACGCTTAGGAACGCAGACAGCGGCCTTTGGTGGTACTCCTGATGCTTTAGCCTTAGAGAAAGCTATTCAGCAGACACAAGCTACTGATTACTTGGGTGCTCAAAGTCAAGCAGGGCTGTTAGAGCAACAACGTCTTGGAAACATCTCAGATTTATTAGGTGCTGCCTACAAACCAGAAGAAAACATTCTTACATCAATGCTTGGGCTTTCTCCACTGTCTAATCAAAACCTACAATCACAACTTGGACGTTCTCAGTTGTATCGTGATTTGGGCATTGCTGGTGTTGAATCTGAAACTGCATTGGGTGGTAATATTGCTGGACTTGAGGCAGATCGTCTTAGAGCGTTTGCTGAAGCACTTCAGGGATACTTTAGCACTGCTGGCGCAAATGAGCAGCCATTGAGCATTACCAACGTACTTAACAGCTAATAGGAAATAATCATGGCTGAATCAATGTTAGCTAACTTGCTTAAGACACCTCAACAAGTGCGTCAAGAGCAGGAAGCAAAATTAAGACAACAGGCAATGCAACGTGCAAGTGCTATAAAAGCTCCTCAAGGAGCTGCTACAGCACTACCGGGTATCTTTGCAAGTTTAGCAAGGCAACAAACCGTTGCAGGTGCTAATGATATGAACCTAATGGCTAGAGGTCTTGGGCAGGGTGCTGAAGGCCTCCTACAGGCCGCAGGAGCGCCTGAGGGACTCTCTAGAGCCGTAGGGCAGCTTGGGACTACTCCTGAGGAGCGTAGGGCCGCACAGACGCAACAAATGCTTAAAGGCATAACTCCGGGTGATGCTAAATCTTTAAGAGCCGCAGCTAAACAATTAGCAGACAGTGGTAGACCTCAAGAAGCAATGGCATTGGCAACAAGAGCTATGCAAATTGAACAACTGGAACTAACCAAAACAAAAACAGAAACAGCTAAATTAGCGGCTGAGGCTAAACTAGCCGCTACAAAAAATAAACCACCTACCTCTCGTGAAGTTAAAAGAGGTGATGAAATTGTAACTGAAGAGTATAACCCTGAGACTCAAAAATGGACACAAGTTGGAGAGGCAAAACGATGGGAAGCTACAGTCCCAACTACAAGGACACGTATTGATCAAGACGAAAAGGTAGTTGAGCAGTATGACCCAGAAACCCAGTTATGGACAGAAGTGTCTAGAGGCGCTCGTTATCAACCAACAAGTCCGGGTAAAATTGCAGCGGCTATTTATAAAGGAAGTCAAGAAAGTATTGTAGATAAAGAGTCTATGAAATACTACATAGAGTCTTACGCTAAAAATAACCAAGCTGTAGACTCAGCACGTAAAACTTTTGCAACCACCGATCAAATGCGTCAGTTAGTAAACTCAGGTATTTTAACAGGAGCGTTGGCTGATGTGGCGTTACCTGCCGCTAAGTTATTAGTGCGAATTGGCGCTATTGATTCAGAAACTGTTGAAAACACAGAAAAGTTTGTTAAAACAGCCGCTAGACAAACAGTTGCATTGCTAGCTTCAGGTGTTTTTGGTACTGCTCAGTCAATTACTGATAATGACCGTAAGTTTGCTGAGGGAATGGCTGGAGGCGATATTACGCTTACAGAAGAAACAATCCGCACATTGGTAGATATGAATGAATACTACGCTACCTTAGCATTTGAACAACAACAACGAGGCGTTAATCAAGCTCAGAAAGCATTTCCAGAAAGTAAACGTGTAAAAGCTGTCTTTCAACCTATGTACTATAATGGACAACAATTTACTGTTCCGATTGAAGGTGGAGGCACAAAAATTGTTTTCTGGAACGAGTCTATTCAAAAATTTGAGGATCAATAATTATGGCAACTTATGACACTTTACCACCCGGAGCCATGTTAGTGCCGCAACAAACAGGTAGCCCTCAGATAACTCAATCTCGTACAGATATGCCTTTAAACCTGCCGCAAGGAGCTATGCCTGTTCCGTTTACACCTGCACCATCTCCTCAGGCAGTACCTGAGGCTGCACCCGGATTTCTGGAAAGATCAGCAGATTTATTAAAACCTCGTTATGAGCGGGGCGAGCGTATGCGTCAAGAGTACATGAGTGAAAGTGGTATTGTTGATGCTCCTGAATATTATGCCAGCAGAGTTACTAACTCAATGGGTGCTTTTTTTGATGTTGCTGGAGAAGGTTTATTAACAGTTTTATCTACATTGACTCCTGATAGATGGGAGCGTTTGTTTAAAGAGAATTTAGCTGCAGGTGGTACTGCGTTAATGAACACTGACCAAGCTAAACAATTAATGAAAATGTGGGACGAGTTTGATCCACTAACAAAAGATCGTTTAGCAAATTTAACAGACACTGCGGCAGGTGTAAGTCAGTTTGCTAAATCACCTACATCAATGATTGGTGAAAAACTGTCTGCTAGTGCAATTAAATCTGACAAACAAGGTTTAGCATCTAAAGTTTTAGATCAAACAACTACTGCTAAAACAGCACGAGGAGCCGAAATAGGTAAACAATCAAACAGGCAGTTTCAAACAAACTTTGATGAAGACATTTTAAATACAGTGGTTAGTCTTCCCGGAGTTACTGGTAAAACTAAATTGGCTAAACTTCTTGAAAAACTAAACAAGGCCGAAGAACACTTAAACGCCAACATTCAAAAAACTTTAGTTAAATCTAATATTAAAATTCCAGTGCAGACAATTAATCAAGCCTTAGATATAAAACTTAAAGAACTGTATGCAGGAAAACCAGAATTTGCAGACGATAAAAAGTTAGCGGCTATTGTTAAGCGAGTCAAAAAATTAAACACGATTGCGCTAAAAGAATACAAAGGTAAACCTATTGAACTTTTACAAGCTAGACGTAATTTGGATCGTATTGTAAAAGAAACTTTTGGTGATAGTTTATATGAAGGGGCTGGAACAAGTCGCACTGTTGTTAAACAAGTTAGAGATGTTTATAATGATTTAATGCAACAATCTGTTGATGATGGAGACATTAGAGCTTTAATGCAACGTCAGCATCATATGATTGAAGCTATTAGCAACGCTGCTTATGCAAACACTAAACAAACACCTAAGAATTTATTACAAAGAACAGCAAGTGTTGCTGAAAGACATCCGTTCTTAGCAGCAGGTGTTTTAGGGCTGTCTGAACAAGGCGGTCGTGCGCTAGATGTTCCACCGGGTATTTTAGCGACAGGGGCGGCTGGACTAGGAGCTTATGGACTGTCTACTCCAAATGTCCGTAGAGTTGCTGGAGGAGCTTTACAAGCGGCTCCTGTCAGCACAGCGGCTGTGTATGGCGGTGTAAATTCATTACAAGGCATGATGAACGAGGAACAATAATGGCAAATCTTGGTCTTATTCAAGACTTGATTAAAAATGTTCCTCGCTCTAAGCCAACAACGGCACTAGGGCGTGGTGCTCAACAACAAACCGAAGACCTTGCTAAAGTCATGCAAGAGTATGCTAGTGGTAATCGTAATGTCGCTGAAACTGGATTAGGTTATCTGTCCAAAGGGCTTGCAAAACCTATTGAAGAGGGTGTGTCTTATTTTATCCCTGATGTTATTGAAGAAAGTTTTGGCAAGGCTGTTGGTGCTGGATTAGAGTTTACTGGGGCTGATAAAGCACTTGCTTGGGCGCAAGAGAATTATCCTGATGCGTCTAGAGCGTTAGGCGAAAGTTTATCATTAGCTGGTTTAGCGTCACCTACAAGTTCTGCTAAAGCAGCTATACAAAAAGCTATGATTCGTCAAGGAGCACCTGAAAGCATACGTTCAGACCGTGACCGTGCCAAAGCTGGTAGTACCGCTAGTAATTTTAATGTCATAATTGATAACTTTTACAACCCTGATGCTAAAGTTGGTGGAATATATAAAACCTTCAAAGGAGACAGCAAGCTTGCTCAAGGCGGGCGTAAAATATTAGGTGTCTTAGAATGGGGGGCTAAAGGTTCATGGAGAACTTTAAAAAACATGGTTAATCCTGTTGCCCGTGCAAGGTATATTGAAACAGGTGTTGCTCCTGTAGCTATGGAAGGCTACAAAGCTTTAACCGCACTAGAAGCTCGTAATAAAAACTTAAGTCAAAAGCTAGACGCAGAACGCAAGTCATTATCTAAAAATGATCCAAGATACGAAGAAATTAAAACAGAGCAACGAGCTTTAAGTACCGAAGTAGATAAAGCTATTGAAACATTGACATCTCAACTGCAACAAATGGGAAACATTCAAGCACAGGCTGGTTCCGTTCCTTTGAAAACAAACGTACCGCTTACGGCTGTTGAAAAAGCTTCTCGTCCGGGCAGTGCTGTGTACGGAACTAAAGCAGAATTAGGAGACAACTGGTATGACTCTGCTGGGCAACTAGGTAATGTTAAACCGCTTCCTAGCAATACAAACGCACAGATAAGTTCGTATATTGAAGATGCTTGGAAAAACAGTGGTCTGGAAATAGACCGTGCTAAAATTCTTGTTAAAGATATGACTTCTAAGTACACAGGAAACCACTGGGCGGTGCTTTCACAAGATCCCGTAACCAATGCTATTGAACGTGTGTTTCGGCCTGTGACGGGACGTACAACAAGAGCTGGGGTTACCCTCGTCCCTACAACTAAAACACCAAGCCAAAACAAAATTAGTGTAGCGGGCAGCACAAAAAACCAATCTGTAGCACCTTCAGAAGGGTTTTTTAACTATGAAAATGTTGGGGGAGAACTTCAAGTAGTTCCTGATGTTGCCGCTTTAAGGAAACGATTAGAAGAAAGCATTGTTACAAAAGATATTGATGGAAAACTAAACGGGGACGAAGGATTAATTAAAACACATGCGGGAGCTAAACCTAAGAACTTTCGTATTCTAGGGGACGATCCTGATGGCGTATGGATTACATTTTCCACAGCCGGGAGAGCTAAAGTAGAAGGAGGAGTCAATGTTATAATGCGTGTTGATCCTGATGGCACTTTAACGGCTGTTGTGTCCGACTTGCATGACTTCGGTGATAAAATTCCTGTATTGAATAAAATACTTGACAACTCATTACCTAATCAAGTAGTCGCTGTCACTCCACCAATGCAGACCAATGTCCAATCTATTTCTACTTTACGCTCTACGCCAAAGAAATGGAAAGAAGAGTTTACTAACAAACCAACAGTTCCGCAACCGCCTCCGGGCGTATCTAAACAACAAGCAAGAGACAATTTAAATGTCTTAAAGGATCTTAATCCGTCACGATTAGAAGTTGCTCGACAGGCTGGAACCATAGCAGACGCAGGTTTATTTGCTGGTCAAATGTTACTACCTGAGGAACAAGAGCAATAAAAAAGCCCCCGAAGGGGCAACTCACTGGAGAGTGAACTTTATAGGCTTACCAGCCCCAATCTTCGCCTTCTAGGCCTTGTGCGTTATAGTCGGTTACCCTTTTCTCGAAAAAATTCGATAAACTAGATCCACCAAGCAACTCTTCCATCCAAGGCAGTGGATTGTCTTTGACTTTCCAATTCGGTTTAAGACCAAGCTGGATAAGTCTCCGATCAGCCAAGTATCGAATGTATTGTTTAACGTCCGTAGCTGAGAGTCCTTCCAAGTCACCAAGTTCATAAGCCAAGTCGATAACTTTGTCTTCCAACCTGACAGACATTCTAAACATGTCGAATATGTCTCTCTTAAATTCATCATTAACAATTCTAGGGTGCTCCTCTGTAAACGCTCTAAATAACTTAGCCATTCCTTCTGCGTGTTGTGATTCATCACGTACTGACCACTCGACTACTGTACACATTCCCGGCATCTTACCCTGTCTTTGGTAGTTCAACAGCATAGCAAATGCACTGAACAAACTCACACCTTCATTAAGGACACTACGAGCAATTGCTAAACCAGTTCCTGCAAGACTATGTACGTCAATGTCTGACATGAACTCTACCTTGTCAGCCATCTCAGAGTACTCAAGGAACGCTGTGAACTCTTCCTCAGGTAACCCTAGGGTATCATTCAGTAAAGCATAAGCACGTTGGTGAATAAACTCACGGGATGCAAATGCAGTCAACATAGCCCGTATCTCATTGTTCTTAAACTTAGGTATATAGTATTCAAGGTAGTTCGTACCGACTGCTACATCTGACTGAGTGAACAACCTAAGAATCTGTGTGATGTGATTCTTTTCGTTTGCTGTAAGCTTGTCTGACTTCCAGTGGTTGATGTCTGTCTGTAGCTCTAACTCATCTTCGATCCAGTGTATACGCTCATGCTCTGTGGCATACGTTACAGCCCACGGATACTTGAATGGTTTGTAGGTTGTATTACTTTCCAGTAGGCTCATTTAGATTCTCCAGTTCGCCAAGGTTTTGATAAACCGCTTGCAATAGTTGTTGATTATGTTGTTCGAGTCGTCTGACTTCATTGTTCAGATCTATAATAAGATTGCGACTATCATTCAGTAGTGGTTGGTAGAACGGGTCTGTGTCTTTAATAAGATCAAGACGGTCTAACACTTTTCTTACTTGTTCTTGCATACCTTACCCCTGACAACTAATACAATCATCTTCTTCAAAGTCCTTCAGCGCATTACGCACCACTTTAGTGCCTACCTTCTCAGCAGTAACACCTGAGGTAGTCCTGAGGTAGTACAGCCCCTTCAGACCGTCCTTCCAAGCTTTTAGATGCACTTGGTTCACTACCACCTTATCAGTCCCTGACGGGAAGAATACGTTTACTGATTGTCCTTGGCAGATGAACTCCTGTCTTTTAGCCGCGTGTTCAACAACCCACGCTTGATCGAGTTCAAAGGCTGTCTTAAAAACTCCCTTCTCACTGTCTGTGAGGAAATCCAAATGCTTGACAGAGCCTTCGTTTTCAATAATAGTTTTCCACGTTTTATCATCATCTTGACCGTATCGTTGCAGTACTTCTTGTAAATATGGATTCCGTATAGTATGGCTACCAGCCCTAGTCCTATGCACATAGCAATTTGAAATAACGGGTTCAATTGAAGCAGAACACCCACATAAGATACTGCTATTAGCATTAGGAGCAATAGCCAGCAAGTGCATATTTCTAACACCAGTACCAGATCCATCAGGACATTCACCAAGTTCCACTGCCAACTGGTAGGTTGCTTCGACAGCCTGAGACTTAATGTCTTTGAAGAGCTTGTAGTTTTCACTTGCCGCCTCCCATGACTCCCAAGCTATTCCTTTGGACTGTAGGTATCCGTGGAATCCCATAGCGCCCAAGCCGATTGAGCGTTCTCTGTAAGCTGAGTAGACAGCTTTTGTGAGTTCTTCTGGTGCGTTGTCAATAAAGTATTGTAAGACGTTATCCAAGAATCTGATAAGGTCTGCAACCATTCCGCTTGACTTCCATTCATCGTACCGCTCAAGGTTGACGCTTGAGAGGCAACAGACTGCTGTACGGTCTTCACTTGTTGCGAGATGGATTTCATTGCACAGGTTGCTGCCATTAATTGCGAGTCCAAGCTTTTTCTGAGCGTCTGGTAATCCTCTTCGGGCCGTGTCGATAAAGTTAAGGTAAGGGCTACCAGTTCTGAAGCGAGCCTCAAGGATTCGCTGCCACAACTTACGAGCTTGGATTGTATCTCTGACAATTCCTGAACACGGATCTCTAAGATCCCACGATTTATCATTTACTACGGCCTCCATAAACTCATCTGTGAGATTTACTGCATTAAAAAGATTAAAACATTTACGATTGATGTCACCACCAGTGGGTACTTTGAAGCCTATGAACTCTTCAATGTCAGGGTGACTTACGTCTAGGTACGCTGCGTAGCTCCCCTTCCGTGTCTTCCCCTGTTTGTACGCTGTCATCTGGCTGTCCACTACTTTCATGAACGGTATCGGGCCGGGGGCTTTCTCGCTGATACCTCTTACGCAAGACCAATGCCCACCCACACCACCTCCCTTTACTGAAAGCCATGCTACTTCACCATTGTGTTCAATAAGACTATCAAGATTGTCACCCACGTAAGTAAGGAAACAACTAATAGGCAAGCCCCGATTGCTTCTGAACTGTTCAGGTGCGTTTGAGAGGACAGGTGACGCAAACATAAACCAACCCTTTGAAGAGTAGTCATAAATCCTTTGTGCAAAATCGAGGTCACCGCGACAATAGGCCACACTAGCACGAGCAAAAGCTTCTTGAGGGCTGTCTTCATGGTCAAGCATGTAGTAGTCTTCCATGAGTCTGAAAGCTTGTTTACTGAGTCTGTCGTTGCGTCCGTCATCTATTGTTATCCCTAAGTGTTGTCTCATTTATTCGTTCTCCAGTGGTACTCTTTGTTGTCATCCCCGATTCAAAGCGGAACCTACTATTTTACCATATTTCTATCAACTTATCAAGGTAATGTTTTGCTTTTTCTAAGTCTAACTTACCACCTTTCTCCTGAAACCTAGCCATGTATTTGATTATATTACCTAAAATAAATCCTTTGAACTGTTCCTCAGACATCCAACATTCCATAGCATCCCAAGGTTGAATCTTTTTATTTGTGTAATGATCTCCTCCAAACTGACGCATGCTTGCCATGTCTTGTAAGTCATCCATAATTGTATCGAATCTCTTACTCATGCGTCCTCCAAATCTTCAATAAAGTAGTCTAGTTTATCTTCAATCTTATCGTGGAACCTTTCTACAAGGTCATCAGCATTAATCTCAAGGATCTCCAACAAGCTTATCTCATCTTGTTGCTTTAGGCGGTCACATACGTCCATAAATGTTAACATGCGCTTACCCCCTTGAGTAGTTGAGTGACCGTGTGCTCTGTAAAATATCTAAATTCGTTTTTATCAGCCCACTCAGCCATTGTGAATTTAGTCCCATCGTTTCTTCTCCTTGCTCTAGGCATGGGTGTTTTTGGCTCATAAAACAAAAATACTAACTCATCATTACGGTCAATACTCTCACGAACATCAACATACTTACGGGCTTCTGCTGAATCCCTGAAGCGTCCCTTAGCTTCTATGAATATTATACCATGTTTAGAGTTTAATTGGAAGTCTGGTTCGTATGTTTTTTGCTGTGTATACGGGAGTACCTCTGTGTGGTGAGCGCAGTCCTTTAGTACCCCTGTGTGCAGATCATATTCAAACCAGCTATCGTAACCTTTAGGCGGCTTACCCTTGCGTTTCTTTGTACTCACGCATAACCTCCTTGATTACGGAATCGTAGTACTTAAACCACTCATTTCGACGCTCATGGCAACTCTTGTGTTGCTCAAGCATCTTATGTATTTCTTTTTCTGCCGTATGACAATTTTCAAACCACTCTGTATGAACTAACTCATAGTCACGTTGAGGTGCTCCTGTTTGATAAGTCTTGAGTCGATCCTCAGCATCTAACGCACGGCCTATTTTATACCATGTAGGCCACGCTCTGTTTCGTACAACATAAACGTCTCCCTGTGTCGTCTTGGTATCAAGTTCTACGTGTGACCACGGATCATCCCACGCTTTATAACGACCGGGTTTATGTAATGGGTGTTTTTTAGACACCTCTTTCCCATTGACATACATACGACTAGCATCACGTTTACGAACCGCTTCTGGATTGTCTTTATAGTAGTACTTCTTGTTAGTTTTTGGATTGATGTCCAACATTAGACCTCCTTAAGTTGTATCTCAGGAACCTTAGGCTCATTAACCACGGTGCTTAAAAATCTTACACCAGTAGAATAAATAAACCCTCTTAACGTGGGATAGCAGTGCGCCTTGTACGAACAGTAAGAGCAACCGATAGCTAACTTTTTGTTTCCAGATTTCCCATCGTCCACGGAGTCGTAGCAAAGTGCTGGAGGCTCCGGTTGCTCTACCACCTTTTTTACATGGCGTACTCGCTCTGCTATATCGTACTTAATGAAGTCGTACACAGGCGCTTGTGTGTCTTCTTCGTCATACTCTAGGTAACACAGGTGTCCATTCTGCTTGTCAATAGCAATCCACCCGTACTTGGTGTCTCCTTCTGAGTAAGCATACGCTTTAATCTGTGCTATGTATCCAAAAGGATCATCATACGCTAGGGTTGCATCCTTGAACTTTTTAAAGCTGTAGGTAGAGGCTGACTTAACGTCAATCAACCGACCATCAATACGAGCATCCATAGAGCCTTTGACACCTTCGACTTCACAGAGTTTCTGTTCGTCCTCTACAGTATGTCCAGCCATACGAGTCAAGAAAAGAATCAACTCTTCAGTCATATGTCCGTACATGAATTTGATGTAGGTGTGAGGCTGTAACTTCTCCTTTCCGTATTTGTTTGCTGAGTACCATTGCTGACGATCAGGTTTACCAATGGCACTTAGGCGCAACTTACGAGCATCTCCCCGTCCTGACGGTTTGAACTCTTTCCTCATCATGCTCTTCATTGCTTCACCGAAGCGTTCAATCTCCACATCTACGTCTACGTCTTTTGGAGTATTACGATTCTCCATTAGACTGTAGATGTCAGAGACGAGCGTATGAATAGATTTACTCATCATAAGACTCCTCAATCATACGCTCTTGTAGAACGTACTCTCCAATAATAGATTCGGCTTGCCTAAGTCTGCGAGCGTAAGCGGATGTGTGTGAATCTAAACGACGAATTAAATCCATAATTGCTCGTGCATCTTCAGTGCCTACCGACAATTCTGCAAGGCGTTTCTCAGCATCATTTGCACAATATAACATCTTCATACTCTTCTCCTAAAACTGTTGTAACAGTATAACATACTTACACTTATGTATCAATGGGTATCTGCCCAGTTGTTGCCAATTTTGTAGTCTCCATCAAGTGGACACTTCATATCGAATGAAATGCCTGCGGCCTTGATGGACTCTACCATGAGGATGCCGACTTGCTCTGCATCTTTATCACTAGCCTCGATCTGATACTCATCGTGAATGGAGCCTAGTAGCTTGTAGTCTAGCTTCCATTGCGGAGCGTATTCCATGAAGATTGCGAGTGACTTCTTCATGATGATTGCACCTGCTGATTGCAGGAGCGTGTTAAGTGCTGCATGTTCTGAACGAATCCACAACCTACGACCATCTAGTCCACGCAAGTAACCACGCTTTGAAGCAGTAGAGACTTTCTCACGTAACTCTGCAAGTGCAGGAGTGTTCTCAAGGAACTTCTGTTTAAGCTTCTGTCCTGCTCTAGCAGATCCTCCAACGACTGAGCCAATCTTAGCATCACCTGCACCGTACAGGAACGCATAAATGAATGTCTTAGCCTGTGGTCTAGTTGGCAGCCCTGCGGCTATCTGGTTAGCAGTATGAATGTCACCCTCAAGTATCTCCTTAGTGTAAGCAGGGTCATCCATATAGTGCGCTAGCATACGCAGTTCTAAACCACTCGCATCAACACCGACTAACTTTCTACGTTCAGGCACAACCCAACAGGATCTACAATCTGATCCATAAGGTGCTCCGACTGCAGGCACTTGAGCCATGTTAGGGCTTGAGTGTGTCATACGTCCCGTGACTGCTCCACAGGCGTTGACCTGTCCATGAACTCTACCGTCCTCTTGGACTGCATCAATCCACGATTGGACTTGAGCGATCCTTTTCTGAACCATGAGGTACTCAGCAATAAGCTGTGCCTCAGGAATAGCAGTGACAGTTGACAGAACTTTCTCATCGACAATCGCCTGACCATTCTCAGTGAACTTCTCAGGTATCCAACCGAATTGCCGAAGATACCTCCCGATCTGCTTACGAGATCCCAGATTAAATTCAGGCCAATCGACACGAGAGAACGAGCCACCTACCGTGTGCCACGATTCACCCAAGAATTTGAGTCCCACTGAAGAAAGCGAACCATCTTTCTTATACTTAGGTGTGATCTCTTTAATGAACGTAGGTAAAGGCTTAAATTTTTCATGTACGGTTTCTTCAAGATCATTCTGTTTCTCCTTTAGTTCTGCAACAAGATCAAACGCTTTGCGCTCATCTAGCAACCATCCGTTATTGATTTGATTTGTAATAGCACTTTGTACTTTGTGCTCAAGGCTAATGCTACCAGCTCCAAACTCACTAAGTTCGTCAGTGAGTGTCTCGTACAGACGTTCAGTAACTCGCACGTCTTGCTGACAATACTCCACCATTTGTGGCGTAAGTGCAGACCAATCATGATAATCTCCTTTAGGAAACTTTAGTCGTTCGCCCCATGCAGACAGTGAGTGACCGCCTTCTAACTGAGGATTGTACAGGCGTGACATAACAAGTGTGTCCGTAACCTGTCCTTTAATAGTGACACCTAGGAGTCTTTTAACCACAGGAATATCGTAATTGATTAGATTGTGTCCAACATGTTCAGTCACATCGGCAAACAATTCCTCAACCATTTCCTTGGTAGGCATCTCAAGCGTATACATCTGATCACCTTTAACAGCGCACAAGCACCAGATCACAGAAGGCTTAAGGCCGTTTGTTTCAACATCCCAGATACAGCGCATTAAAACTCCTCGACTGTATTTGCGTCATGTATGTCTGGCTTCTCGCCACGCTCTAGCCGCCCAGTTAAGCTGTTGTAGTACAACCACCCAGCAGACCCCGTGATGCCTGTTCTACGGCACTTGACAACCTGTACTTGCGTACTGTTGCGGGCGTAGTCATCCTCAGACATCTTGTCACGGCTTAAGAGAATCGTATTGAACGCAATCTGATTGATTGAACCAGACCCCTTAAGATCATACTCGTTAACATTGTGCGGATTGGTTAGGCTAGGCTTCCGCATGTGACTAACAATAATGATTGACACATTGGTTTCTTTGGCAAGCTTTAGAAGCCTATCCATAAAGTCATCAATGGTTCCGTTATCGTTACTCATGACTGCCGCCTGTAACGGGTCAATGATTAAGATGTCACACCCGTTACCTTTGACCATAGCACGGAGCTTAAGAAACAGTTGATCTGTGTCCACGGCTCCGTGATGGTCTAACAGTAGGATACGTCCATCAGTAATGATCTCAGAGCGTAGCTTGTCGAAGTCTATGTTCGTCCGATCTTCCAGCGACAGGTTATGTCCTGTATGAATCGTCAACAAGTTCTCGACAGCTTCGCCATTGGATGCCTCAAGGAACGCACAACCAATCGTTTTAGTCGTGCTTTTCCAGAAATGGTAAGCAATCTCGTTAACCATCGTGGTCTTACCCACAGAAGTCAACGCACCCAGTACTGTAATCTCTCCAGCCGCAATACCTCCATTAAGCATAGAGTTGAGCATACCAAAAGACTCAGGAAACGGGATAATCTCCTCAGTCCCACGTTTAATAAAGTCACCCCACGCATCATCAAGTGTAATCACACCTGTCATGCGGTATTGTTTAGCCTCCCACCATTCCGAAGTGAATTGTCGTACCTTGTTATTCATAAGATAGTCTGAAGCGTCCTTAAACGTCCCCAGTGAGGCGATACGGGCTTTGTTAGGGCTTAGTACCTGAGCGCACTGTTCAGCCGCCTCACGGCCTGCAGAATCGTTATCAAAACAAATAACAACACTCTCGAAACCCTCAAGCCACTCTAGGTTCTGCTTAAAGTCCTTGACAGCACCTGCGGCTCCTTTGGACACAGAGACAACAGCATATTTAGACCCAAGCATCTCAAAGGCAGCGAGAGCGTCCAGTTCGCCCTCGACTACCGTCACAAATCGGCCTGAGTCCTTGAATAACTGTTGACCGAATAGTGTATTCTGTTTCATATCTCCTTGAGTCTGGAATTGCTTGTTCTCGACAGTGCGTACTTTTGCACCGATCATCTTATTATTTTTATCATAGTACGGGTAGTAGTGCTTGCCATTATCGACAGTCACCCCGTATTTCTTCACAGTGTCTAGAGCAATCCTCCGTTCTGTGATAGCCTTTGGAGTTCCGAAGAGTTCCACAGGCCTATTATATTTCAGCACTTGTGCAGTTTCCACATTTCCAACCTCGTTAAAGTGAGTCTGACAAGCGAAGCAGTAGCCATGCCCATCAGAGTAAACCCCTAGCCCGTCCGAAGATGAACACTTAGGACAGGCCTCATGTTTGAGGAACTGAGCTTCAGAAACCTTCATCGTCCTCGCCCATTGCTTCGCCCTTCTCGACTACACGCACGGCCTGTAGATAAACAGACGTTCCGTGTACTGGATGGGGTTTGCCTAAGTTGTACTTAATGCGTACCTTATCACCATAACGCACTGAGCCACGGCTTACAGGCTCGCCTTCGTTATCAATAACCGGAAACTCCTCGAACTTCGTAGAGAACTTCCGTTGGGCTTGGTTTTGATACGTGCGGATCTTCACCCCTGCGTCTTGCAGTTGCTCCGCATCGACATCATCCAGACTTAAAACAACTGAATATTTGCCCGTTGATGTACCATTGTACACTTCGTGTTCGGTTAGGTTCGCAAATGCGACTGTTCCGCTAATGACTGACATAATTAACCTCCTCAGGTTTTTTGGTAAACATGCTTAACATATCATGTAAAACGACTAAAAATTCTATATCGACCCCATCAAGTGCCAGATCAAACTTAGGATCGGGATCATAGAGTGTGTCTCCTAGTCGTCGCTCTAACTCCATTATTATAATGGAAGTCTCTACATCTGGCAACATATTTTTATTACCTCCTTAATCTTTCCCATTACCCATAAGATTACTTATGTATTACTTTAATGGTTACTTACTACTAAAAATAACCATATATGGGCTCTTTAGGACATGTGGTCTGCATAGGGCGTAGGTTGCCTTCTTAACCTCCTTTACTATAGTATTAGTTTACCATAGATCATCTTCATCTGCAACCCCTACGAATTTCTTTAGATCGATTTCAGTTTCTGCCTGAGATTGTCTAATGGATGACATACAGTCACCACAGAGGTCGTAGAACTCACCCGTAGTAATGTCTTTTCGTGTCGCTTCAATGTCTGAAAGGTCGTCGTTGCATGCTTGGCATCTCATGACTGTTTACACTCCTTTAGGTAGTCTTCATAAGCTTCAATAGCATCATTGCCCATCATCTCTTCGTAAATACACACCCATTGACTATCAGATAGGCTAGGGTTGTCCGTCAGTGCTTCAATGATTTCGTTGATTGTCCATTGAATTGCGGCATCGTAGGCATCATTATCTGGTTCATACATTATAGTGCTCCTAGTAGGGTAGTATTGCCCCAGTGCCGAACGTGGCTCCTGAGGCTCCTATGTAGCTCTCAGCTACGTTTAAAGATAGGTTCCTCCGTCTCTTCTCTTCTCTTGCGCTGTAGGTTCCACAATGACAGCTAGAAGAGACGAAAGAACACCAAGCGTTGAGGCTATGATAGCAACCTCGACTAATCCTAGCACTAAAGCCACAATTAAGAAACTAATTGAGCATAGAGCGATGGCGCTACACAGTGCAAATAATACTGTCTTCATTCTGTCACCTCTTTTATTTGGTCTGCTTCATCTAGGAACTCGACATAATCAATGACGCCATCTTGTTCGTGATAGTAATCAATTGAAACAGTGCCACGTATGCCTGTAGCTCCCTCCAGCCATTTCTTTAGGAGCGCAAGCGCCTCCTTCTCTGATTTTGCTCCTATTTCATAATGGACGTTACCGTACACTTTTTCTTGATAGGGAATACTTATGCTGAATTTTTTCATTCTGTTACCTCCTCTTCTATTGAATTAATCGCGTCCATGTCCCAATAATCAACTTCGTACAAAAGAACCCCATCGATGTTGCATGGGCTGTTATGAATAGAAACTACACCTTTTTTGATCAATGATGCTAGAGCGCCTCTTAAAACCTTTGGGCTATCTTTGATTAGATCGTAACTGGTGAAACATTCGGTCTCTGTCAAAATGTCTTTAATCGTCAACAGTATGCGTTGCTCTAATGTGGTGAATTGTTCCATGTCTAAATCCTTTCTATCTGTTCAGCTACTCAGACCCCGAAGGGTTTCGGCTGGAGCTACCCAGCCATCATCAGTGAGCGTTTAGTCTTCATCCTTTACGTAGTCCATGTTAAATCCTGCATTTTCTAAAGCCTCGATAACCTCAGAAGATAATCCACAAGTTCCATCATAGTCAACAAGCGAACCATCCTCAAACCAAAGACCGCCACCGTCTTCGTCTCCATCTTCGTTATGCTCGAACCATCCGTAAGAAGAATCCTTGAAGCCAATGGTGTAGTTTACTGTCTCGATATCTGGGACGGTCTTCAAAGCCTCGAACAATGCTAAGGCTTCCTCAGTGGTAATCTCTTCAACTAGTTCGTAAGTGGTCATGCTGTCTCTCCTTATGAGTATTTAAGTTGCTCAGCGTACTGCTCATCAATTAAATCTAAGATTGTATCCGCTTGCCATTCAGCACCATCTGGAGTTTTTGCGGGCAAATCTCGCAACATTTCATAGACTGCTTCGGTTTTGCTAATGCTCATATAAACAACCAGCTCCACTTTGTTCATAAGTAAATTGTAGAACTCTTCGTCGTTGTTCAACCATAATGCCGTTTTCCAATGGACTTTTGATTCGTAACCGTTATAAGTGCTCATGCTGTGTAATCCTTTTCTTGTTTGTTTAGCTACTCAGACGACCAGTATAGTCTGATCGTTTCGGCTGGAGCTACCCAGCCTCGTCAGTGAGCGTTTATGCTTCGTCCTTATTGTTTTGAGCCAAGACCGAATCAAAAGACCGCTCAGCCAGCTCTGCAACCAAGGCGCTAATTTCATCGACTATCTTAAAGTCCTCGATTTCCTCCGCAATTTTCCACATATCGCGCGTCTGATCCGTCCATCGTTTTACAAATTCTTCCTTTGTAACGTCTATATCGGCTCCGAAGCTGTTTGTTACTGTGATCGTCTTCATGTCGTTTCCCCTTGCACCATTTTGGTGCGTTGTTTCACCCGCTGCTGGGCAGGTCTTTATATAACCACAAGTGCGGTCTGACTACCAGTACTTAGCTAAACTATAATCCACTTGCACCCAGTGGAATACATAGGTAACTAATGAACCCTTTATATCACGCATGCACGTAGCAACTACCATGCCAAGGTGTTAGGTGTGGGATTGCTTGAGGGTTCTTAGGTGTGTCCTGAGTGTACCTACTTAGGCATACACATGCACCACTTTGGTGCAACCTATGCACTACTTTGGTGCGTTGTATTCCTAAGTGTTTCACGTGAAACATTGGGAGCACCTGTGGATAAACCTGTGGATAACCTGTGGATAACTTATGTATAACTTTGGGGACAACCTGTGGATATCCTGTGGATAAACCTGTGGATAT